TCTGGCTGTTGATCTGCTCTTGCAAACGAACAAAGCCCTCATCCGTCATAGCCTTGTCAATCTCAAAGACACCCGGAATGCTTGCGCCGTTGCTGAACGTCTGCGCTGCATGACGCTCTGCCGAAACTGAGACGCCTAACGCCTCACGCGCCTGACGAATCGGGCTATAACCGTTAACACCGTCACTCGACAAACCGCAAACGCGCCACAAATCACCCTTTTGATAGGTGACAAGCTCGCCACCATTGGCGCGATAGTCGAAAACCAGCACACCAGAATCCGTTCTGCGCGGAGTCATGCAGGTAGGGTCAAGCGGTTCAAGCGATACAACGCGACCAGCGCGCCGGATTACTTGGCAATATGAGTTGCCGTGCAGCAGGAGCGAGGCAATAACGTACTCGAGAAGCTCCTGCGTCGTGTTTTCTTCGTTAGGTATGCCGCCAAAAACAACGGATAGAGCGTGAGTATTCGCACGATCTTTGCCGCCTTCCGGCCTGTTCTGGTACAAATGCAGCGGAGTAGACGCAATACCTTCGGCAATTATCCGAACACAAGCATAAACAGCCGTAATTCTCATCGCCTGCTCGGGCGAAACAACAGAACCCGCCATTGTTTTTGATAAAAAGCCGCCCCACCCCGTTGTGCTTTTCAGCGTGAGGTTCTTTGGCTGCTCTTTCTTGAATAGGTCGGATACTGCTTCAAACATTAAATAACTCTCAGTCCACGCTTGTCGTAGATGCTTGTTTCATCTTCACCGGGATTCATGTAGCGGTTGAGCGCAGACAGCAAAGCAATAACGCCATCTATCTTGTTCTCCGGCCTTTCCTTACGCGGATAGATATTGTCTTTCGCGTCGTAATGGCACACAGTGTTACTGACCATCCAGCTCAAAACAGGGTCATTGTGTGAAATGGTCTTAGCCAGCACCCGCGCCTCTAGCTCTTTCATAGGCTCGGAAAAATTCAGTACAGACGGGCGAACCTCAACCATGTTCCACCCGTCATCTATCATCCGACCCGCGAACTGAGTCGCCTGATGTGGGTCGTATGCAAATTCTTTTATCTCAAACTGTGACGCAAACGCCGCGCAGTCCTGCTCAATCGCACCGAAGTCGATGATTTCACCCGGCGTAACCGTCAATAAACCCTCGCGCCACCACCCCGAATAGAGGTCATTACTGCTGTTTCTTACCGTTTCATCAGGTAAGTAGTGTTTCAGAAACGGGTATAAATGCCCCGCGTCATCCCAAAACAGCAGACAAAGCGAGGCAATATCAATCTTTGAGGCAAAGTCAGCCCCGATAATGCACGGCTTACCAGCAAAGTCCTCTAGCTTTAACTGAGGATTAGCGCACTGCTCCCATCGGTGCATCTGCATCCATGCGGTGTCAGCATTGACCCACACGTTTGCGCGCTTCGTTAAGAAGTTGTTCTGAGATGCAGGGCTTGCCTTCGCCTTTGTGTGCAAGCGGATAATGTCAAACGGCAGAACCGAGACACCATAGTTCGGGTTAGCTTTCTCAAGCAGATCAGGGTTAACCCATACTTGGTCGATGTCATCATCGTCCAGCGTGTAGACAATGCCCCAATAAGCCTCGTCCTCTATCACACCGTCGAGAATCTTAGTGACGTAGGTGCGCTGCTCGTAGCAGATACCGGCCTGATTACTGCCCGCAGTCGTGATAATGAACATTAACGACTGAGAACGAGAACCCGTGCCGGTCTCAATTACGTCGAAAACCTCACGCGACTTGTGTGCGTGAAGCTCGTCAATCAAGCCCCCGTGGATGTTCAGCCCGTCAAGCGAGTCCGAGTCAGAGGCCAGCGGCAAGAACATAGAGGCTTTATCCTCAATGAACACCGAATGCCTTAACGCCTCAACCCCAAATGCTTCTCGAAGGTCAGGCGTTTTGTTGACCTGTCGGCGGGCGGTATCCCATACAATCTTGGCTTGGTCTTTCTTAACCGCAGCGGAATAAACCTCTGCGCCCGCCTCGTCATCAGCACAGAGCAGATAAAGCCCTATGCCCGACATCAGGAAGGTCTTACCGTTCTTACGCGGCACTTCCAGATAAGCCGTGCGGTAACGTCTATGCGCTTCGGGTGTGACCCATCCGAACACGCAAGCAACCACAAACACCTGCCACGGTTGCAGCTCTAAGTCAGTGCCAGCCCACTGACCTTTAATGTGCGGCAGGTTCTCCAGGAACTTGCACACATCCTCAACGGGCTGCACTTCCTTCCCGCGCTTAACCAGCACGGGGTTCCACAGATAGGTCTCCCCGTCTGCGTACTTCTCTAGATCGTCTAGTTGTCTCTGTGCTGCGGCTTTAACCCACTTACAAGCAGGTATGTCGCCCGCAGTCACATCTCGCGCATATTGCAGCCCGATGGCTTCATAATCTTTCATGGTGGTGGAGGTGTCCGTAATCGAAACGGAGTCCGTTGCGCTTCCCGTTAGGCTTTACGCACCGTCAAACCCATTCACCCCCTTAGAACGTCTCAAAGTCCTCGACCAGCTTCGCCTTGTTCAAGCGGTCAAAGTGGCGAGGCTTCGCGGTAACTGCTCCCCATTTAGTTTTAACGAGGTAAAGGGTTCGTTTACAATCCTTCCTGCGGCGTAAGTAGGTGCGCACGTAAGAACTCATAACTGCTATAACCAGAGCAGCAAAGACCAGTGATGCAAACCAACTAATCAAACTTATTACCCTTCTTCGGCGCAGATACCTTCTGCACCTTTGTGCGGTCTGACGGGCTTAACCCGAACAAACTCAGAATCTTCATGCGCTTCGCTTGCGCGTCCTTCTTGACTGTGTACCAAGCACTGACCTGTGCGTGACCACTCTGCGCAACCTGGACAGCACCCTGCTCACCCATCTGAGCGGCTGCGTTCTTCTCATCCGCATACGCTTCGCAATACATGACCAGCATCGGAATGTCGGCCTCAGTCATTACCTGCATATTGCAAAGGCGAGTGAGTAGATCACCCCAAGCCCATACAGCATCCGGCATTCCTTCCAACTCTTTCGGAGCAGGAGTGTCAGCCGCTATAGCCTCTGGCTCTGGCTCGTTCTGAGGCAGGGCGCGCTTGCCCGGATTGCCCTTTAAAACCCTGAGCTTTGTCGGGGTCGGTTTAGGTGTTGCCACTTAAAGCCCCTTTGCTTAAAGTTGCGGTTGTGTAAATTCTTCTGGCGGCTCGGTCTTGCAGCACTAAGTCTGTAGAGATTTGACCCCCTACCCCCTATCCCTCTTAATCCCGCTCTTATCCGCTTCCTTGAACGTCGTCTTAGTCGCGCTCATTATCCGTGTGGCTGTGTGCTTACACTTAGGACAGATGCGGTCAACGTCTCTATTGTCTAGGTGGCAGAGGTAGTCGTGAACGTGGCTGCAACTAGAGCAGCGATACTCGTATATCGGCACTACTCTGCTTCCTGCTCTGCCTTGTCATGCTCCTGCTTGAACAGTGCGCGACAGGTAACGGGCAGCAGTCCGTTAGTCGATGCGATGTATAGAGCTTTAGCAATGCCGCGAACTACTCGCGTTAACCTGCGTTGCTTGCTCTCTAGCCTTGTAACCCTTTCCTCAAGTGTTGCCACGTGTCGCCCTCTCTAATCTCACTCTCTGACCACTGCGCATAGGCTAGGTCATAGCACCATTGCTCCCTTGCCGGTGTAGGCGGGAGCGCAAACTCATGGCCTGAGACATCCCAAGCCATTGAGCCTTTATCCATTGTTATTACAGGCGTTCCGTTCAGCACAGCATCTACCCCGCTGTTACTGTTGAACGTCACCGCAAAGGCTGCACCGTTGAGAGCTTGTTCAAGACTCTCAGAGGTATCCAGAACACAGCCGGCAGGAGCTTTGCTGCCAAGTGGATGAGGGCGAAACACAACAGGCAAACCAATGCCAGCAAGCCCCCGAATAGCCTCAACATAAAACGAATTGATGTCCGCATGAGCGTGGCTCTGGTCTCCTGGCACTTGCCCCAGCAACAGTATGTAGTCGCCTTGAGCATTCCACTCAGGCAGCTCATGTCCGTGCTTCTGCCACCTGTCTGACGGGCTGTTGGCATTGCAGAAGTCTGCCCTGCCGTTCAGTCCATTCCAACCGCAAGAAACAAACTGCAAGCCCTCTGCACTTCTGTCTTGCGGTAAATAACCTATTTCCATCACCAGAACACGTGTGGCGTACTTACTCGCCCTTAACCTGTTCCGCTCACCCCACACAACAGCTACATCAGAGTTAACCCACTGACCTGTGATTTTGTGTATTACTTCCGTGCCGTGCGACTCAATACCAGCCGCCATAGCACCGTGGAACTTAATCTGATGAGGCGCGTTTGGATTGGTATAAACAACTATGGTCACAAATCAATGCGCCACATCTCACTGACGTATGATGATTTAATGCGCGATACCTCCGCGCCTGTAAACGCATCCCGAAAGAACGCATCCCACTCGTCATAGGTCTTAATGTTGATGTGCAGGTCTAACCCTTTGTGAATGCTTGGGCGATTGTTAGCAGTGAGTAGCACAGTGTTTCTTGCTACCCGCTTTAATTCTTTACAGGCTGCGACTTCATCGCCGGGGACTAGATGCTCGATGACATCCATGAAAGTAACAACGTCGAAGGACTTATCTGCAAACGGTATGTTTTGCACTGTTCCCCTGACAACTCGCTCACCGTCTATTAGCTCTGGCACGACCTCAACACCATGAACCACACTGAACCCTAGCTTAGATGCCTTCTCAAGCATCTCTCCGCGCCCGCAACCAACATCAAGGAAACTGTCACCCCTAATCGAGTCCATAGCAGCAAAGGCATCTGCCATTCTTCTGCCACCCATCCTGTAATTGGGGTCTTGGTAGCAGGTTTCGTATTTCTTCTGCTCTGCTAAACGATCTGCTTCAATGCTCATTCACACTCTCTCGTCTTTTTTTAAAACTTGTTCGCCACTGGTTTTTCTGTTGTGATGCTTTCGGCACAGGCCTTGCAGGTTGTCCCAGTCCAGCCTTAGCGGGTCATCTTTGCCCTTGAATGGCTTGATGTGATCTACGTCCTGCGCTGCCGTTGTCCTGCCTTCTTCTGTGCAGTGAACGCAGAGCGGATTGTGCATGAGGAATGACCGGCGTAACTGCTGCCACTGGTAGTCATAGCCCCGACTCGCCGCGCTTCCCCTTCTATCGGGTGTGCGGGTGTATTTCGGTTTGTTGTGCTTTGAGCAGTAGCGGGCATTTGTGAGCGTTCCGCAGCCTGGAGCGTTGCATATCTTCTTTGCCGCTAGTGCCACGTAGCCCACATCAGGCCGATATTCGCCATAGCGTAGAAGAAGAACGTCATGCCATGCGGTGCGTCACCCTTGATAAACAGTGCCACCGATGTCCAGATGTAGCAGCCTGTTGCTATGAGCAGGGGGAGCGTTTGCACCCTAAATATCTGTGGTTTTCACTACCCAATAGCCTGCATCAGTGCAATCACAATGACCGCCGACGCAATGCCTAACAGGTAGCTGGTGCGGTCAAAATTGGCTTTAACGTCATCAGCCAGCTCTTTCAGTTCATCAATCTTGCTCATAATCGCTCCTAAAAGACGGGGGCATTCACCCCGCGAGAGGGAGAGAGGGTTGAGGGTGAAGCCCCGCCCGAACTGATGCCCCCTCGCTCAGTTATCAATTCCGTGAGATGAGTAACCTGCCCACTTATCGTCAGACAGCAAAGCGCGAATCTCGTCAGGGCTGTAGCCCTTGTCACGCAGCTCTGCTACCTCTGCGCGCCGGTCTGCATCGTCTGAATCAGACATAAAAAAAGCCGCCTCTGTGGGCGACTTGCAAAAGTGTTTTCATCTTACTTTCATTATGGCACTGATAGCCTAGTTAGGTGGTGCAGAATTGCGAACCCTTGCCCGCTCCGCTTTGAAGTGCCTTATCTGCGCCTTCCAGCGTCGAGCTGCACCACTAACATCAGGCCGAACCGTTGCACAGAAACTCCGGCTATCTCTGCCCGTTGCGCCTTTGTCGCTGTCTTGCCGTTCTCAGGCATATAACCCCATTGCAGCCTCAGAATGGCTTGGTCGATCTTGGTCAGTGAGTAGTAAGCAGAATTGCGCGCCTTGTGACGTACCGGCATTCCCATGCTCAGAACCTTGTGCTTGCTCTGACTAGGTGGGTCTATCTCCTTGCGGTCATCCGACTTGGCAAACATCACTGCAAGCGTGTTAATGCCGGGATAACCGTGGAAAGCCTCTAAGCGTTGCACATGGTCAAAGTAGTCCTGCGCTTCTAGTCCGAATTGGCTGCGGCTTTTCCTCACTCACCCTCCCTCCATGTCATGTAATCCACAACCGCTACAGATATATCCTCACTAATCTGGCGCGGGTCTACTTCGGGGTCATACACACCGACCAGAATCGGCGGCTCTCCGACCTCTTGCCTGTAAATATCGTCAATCTCCCGTTGTGCGTTGCTCATCATTGACTTGGCGCATTTATGGTCGATCTTGAACAGCGACACCATCCCGCGTCGCCTTGTTTTGTGCTGCTCCGACGCCAACTGCACCCGAAACCGAACCCGCTTGCCTCTTGCTTTTCTTATACGGGCGCACTGCTCATACGTGAGCGGCATAGCCCCACCCCTTTGCAGGAATTAAAGCTCCAGGTTCAAACTCTGGTGAGTACACATCTGTGCGCTGGTCGCTGTAGTGGTCAGGCACTTCCGCATATAAGTTATATCCGTTCTCTAATCGACGTCGCATTGTTGTCGGTGAGATGTTATCGGACATACTTGGCAGCTCGGTGATCTCGCCAACCGTGCGCCATTCATCTTCCACATACCAAACGCGCATACGCCTGCCGGTGCGGGTGATGTCCTTCCATCTCACGCCTTTTATGCAGCCCTTGCGCATTGGATGAACCTTGCTCTGGTCTACCGGCTCGTGAAGGTCTAGCCCTTTCTTGAGTCGGTACTTGCAAATCTCTCGCGTCATGTGTGCGTATTCGGGCTGCTTTAGAATGTCGTTTATCATCATCCAGCACCGTTGCCCCCGCACATCTACGCGGTAAGCGTAGCCTCTGCCCCGCTTGACCCGTTCATATCTCATTCAACTATCCCCCGTGCCTCGTTATGCCATTTGACTTGCTGTGGCCTTAGTTTTTTGCCCTTGCCCTTCACTTCAATCAGAACAATCGGCTCGTCTAAATTCGCTATATCCCGCGCCTGCTCTACCGTCTCGCATACGAACACCGGCACATCAGGTGCGGGTTTAATCACTAGCAGGTCAGGAACTCCCGACCCGGACAGGTGCGAGACCATGTGCGTCTTTCGGAGTTCTGCGACCATCTCCGGTTCGTTCTCGTCGCGCTTTGCGGCTCTGCGGAGTCCGGTCATACCACCACCCAAACGATGAGCAGGCCGACAAAGACAGCGGCTAAGAGTTCGCAGCATCTCTCGGGGGTCATGCCTTCACCTCCACTTCACACTTCGGGCAGTACCAATCCATCAGCTCACACCGCACCTCGTCTGCCGGTCTGCCGCAGTTAGGGCAGCGAGGGGCTGAGAAGTGGCGACGTAGCCAGTGCAGAAAATTCATCACTTCACCTCTATCGTTCCGTTGTTAAACAAGCGCGCTAACGTCCTTGTCAGCGCGATGAACTTAAATTCAATGTCATCCCTGCCCTCACCGTCTGCGTACTGATGGCAACCCATCTGCGGGTCAATGGCGCGGATAAACCCAAGCTGTGAATTTGCATTGCACAGATGCCCGCCTTGATGGTCAGGCGACTTCGTTGCCATACCGCCATCCTTGAAAGCCAAGTGAGCCAGCACAACCACTCCCGGAGCATCGTTGCCGCACATCACGCAAGCGGCATCTCTCGCAGCGTCGCGGAGTTTCTTAGATTCAAAGCGGGGAGTTTTGGGGATCATTTGCCCACTCCAGAACAGCATCAACGGCATCAGACAAGCTCGGATAAGCCCAAGTCGTTACAGGGTCGCCGTAAATCATCCCTGCTCGTTTGTCTAGACCACTAAAGTCATCCGCATAGAAAAGCGGCTTGCCTAGTGCTGTCGCGTAACCGCATTCAAAGGCCAGCCCCAATCCGTTCGGGTTGTCCTGCTCAAGAAATGCAAGCACAGCGTCGGAACTAAGAACCCCCTGCTTGTTTAAAAATGCATAAGAAAAGGGGTTGTTGCTGCCTATGTCCTCTGGGCATACAACCTCAAGTCCCTCGCGCTCTAACTGCTCCCTAACGCCTGACATCCATGTACCAAGCCCGCCCGATAGAAAAACTCTTTTCATTCCTCAATACCTATCTCGCAGGACGCGCCGCAGCTTGCTTCTATGTCGAGCGGGTCAAACATCCCTAATTGCAGTTCTGGCATCTGGTCGCGGAACTCGTTGAAAGGCTGTTGTGCCTGATTTAGATACCACGTGGCTGTCCGGTACTTGCGAAAGAACACCCGATGCTGGTCGCCCGCCCCTGTGTCGCCATGCTCTGCCTCCATGCGGCGAAAGAACTCAAACCGTTCCGGCTCGTTCTTAGCAATCGTCAGCAGCTTGCGGTCAGACTTCTTCCAACAGGTCACGCAGTTGCCCAAATGTTCCGACAAGTCGAGGTCAAACGACTGCCCTGCCCACCAGTGCCGTATATACTCTTTCGTTGCGTGAGGCACTTCGATAAGCGGGTAGACAAGCCCCATTGCTGCCGCGTTTGGACTCATCCGGTCTATTTCGTCGCACCGAATACCGATAGCAAATGGGGTGTGTTCTAGACTCAAAGACTTACGATACTTTCGCATTGGCTCTAACTTGAGATCGCGGGTGCAGTGCGGATAGTCGTGATTCGTTATGCCGTACTTCGACACAACAGCTTCAAACGGCTCACCATTCCTTGCCGCCGTCTCGTAGCTCACAACCTTGTGCCGAATGCCTTTGCCCTTCTCCGGGTTTACAACTGCCTCAAGCCAAACGACATTCAGCCCCCACTCCTTGTCGCAGCGATCTACAAAGTCCAGCGTTTTCTCATGCTCAAGCCCTGTATTCGCAAAGGTGAAAATAAACTCGTATTCATCGGCCTTGTTGTCCAGCAACCAGCGGCACATATATGCGCTAGTCCTACCACCTGAGAACGAGACAAAGAGGGTTTCTTTATTCACTGCCATTCCCATTCCCGCACTCGCTCATCTGCCATATAGCCCTGTTCAATCACCCACCGTTTAGCCCGTTCCCATAGGTCGGCTGCTTCTTCGTCGGTGCATTCGCCAAAGCTCTGAGACTTGGTTTTGATGTGGACTGCTTGGGTGTCGGCGTTTAAGGCTTGCTCAAACCGGCAAGTGCATTCGACGGGGCTGCTGTTGTACGGGTCATAGCCGCCCTGCGTAGCGCATGAATCCAAGTGCATCGCATACTTCGCCAACACCGACTCACGCACCGTCACCGTCGTGAACTCAACCCACCCGCAGGCAACCTTCATCGCCTCACGGAACTGCTCAAAGTGTTCGTAGTCCTCCTGACCCTCAAACGCTTCGTGCAGAAACGCCATGACCTTGCGGTGGAATCTGGCATTGCGAATCCGCTTGAACTCGCAGCGGAACTCAACACCAGGATGACGGTCAGCGGCAAGGTAGAAGTCATCCACCGACTTACCGACAGGAAACGCGCCTATCTCGTCAGGGGTGCGAGGCTTGCGGAAGGTTACGGAGGACTTGCTCATTTGATGTCATCCGAGGTCAGTCGCGCCGCCTCTTCTGCCTTCCGCAACAGTGACACATAACGCCGCTTTGCTTGATTTGCTTTAGCTGTGGACTCATTGACAAGAAACAATTTGGCTTCCTCAAAGGTTTCACACCACCGAGTGATTGGTGAGTTCTTTAATTCGCGTGTCTCAGCAAGATTCGCGCCGTATGGATTCTCGAAGAAGACCATTTTTTCTGTTGCGCGATTTATCTCGCGCAGCTCTATCTGCATGCAGACCAAACACGCTCTGTACATTTTCATCGCTTCACCCTCCAAATCCGAGCCGATCTGCCCGACTCAGCACACTTGCGCGTACCTATCGAAACAATCAGACCGACCCGCTCCGCATCACTCAAACGCTTGCCGATGGTGTTAGCCCTGCAAACTTTCCAGCCGTATTCATCCACGCAACGCTGCACGATCTCGCCGCTGGTGCAGTTAGGCCATAACCTCACCAACTCCTGCGCCCTATACGCGCCCGCTGTCCTGTCGGTCATCCGTTCCGCGTCCAAACTTGTGCGGGGGTCGGTGTTGCGTGTTGCCGGTGTGTAGTCAATCTCTTGCTGGTTCATCCTTGTGCCTCCTGCTCAAGAATTGCTCTGCCTATAATTTCCGGTATCTGTGGCACTACGCTGTTTCCGAGGGCTTTGAGTCGTTTAGCTCTGTCCAGCCCACAGGAAACCCCATCATCTCCTCCACAAAGGGGGGGTTGAGTTTGAGGCCACGCTCCCCGTGCGGATTCGTGGCTCTGTCCAGAGTGTCGGTCTGCAGCGACCCTCCCCGGTATCTCCCGCCTGGCGGCACTCCCTTGTAATCCCTGCTCGTTGGAGTCGGGAGCAGTTGTCGGCCCAACACCGTCTCCAGATTCGGGAACCGTTCCGAATTGTGGGCCGACTCCGGCGTTATCGATGCCGCCATTGCAGGGTTGGCTCGCGGGGTAGGCAACAATCCAGAGCCTGTCTCTGCGGTGGACGGCATTGACGGCACAAGCCGGAACAACAAACGATTCTGCGGAGTAGCCGAGTCCTTCCAAGTCAGAAAGCACCTCGTCGAGACCCAAAGTGATGTGTCCAGCAACATTTTCGAAAATACAAAAGGACGGTTTAACTTCCCGTATAAGTCGAGCAACCTCCGGCCAGAGATGGCGGTCATCTCCCTCGCCCTTTCGCTTCCCGGCAAGACTGAATGGCTGGCATGGGTATCCCCCGCAAATAACGTCAACTGAGATTCCGTCTGCTTTGAGTTGCTCATCTGTTAACTCCCTTACGTCGTTGTATATCGGCACATCAGGCCAGTGCTTTGCTAAAACCTTGCGCGGAAACTTTTCAATCTCGCAAAATGCCACCGTTTCAAATCCGCCCGTTTTCTCCAGCCCCAAGCTGAATCCACCTATGCCGCTAAACAGGTCGAGAACTTTTAACGTGTCGCTCACAAGCCTCTTTCGCCTCGTCTGCTGATTCGGTTCGCGCTATTGCCTGCACCATCGTTCCGGGCGGGTAAGCCATGAATATCGCCCCGTAGTGCCGCCGTATCCGATAGCCCTGCGCGGTTATGGCGGGTGCTTGTTCGGTGCTGGTGCGACAGGTGCGCCATTTCACTCTCCTTTCAGCGCCTTCCGGCATTGCTCAACAATTTCAGCCGGTATCGTCGGCTCGTCGTTCTCGTCCAGGTCTAGCCAGTTCCATTGCATTGCTTCGGCTAGGGCTGTTTCTAGTTCGGTGATTCGGAATGCCGCGTACCGAATTGCCTCAACTTGCGCCATGTATTCCAACTTGTTCAGCGACTTGCCCTCTTTCGCAACGTCAGCCAAGAACTCCCACCAATCTCGCGGCGTTTCATCCATCAGTTCAGCCTCGCTTCTATGTCTTTTTTCAGTTGCCACGTTGACTTGCCACGGGTCGGCACTTTCAATTCCTGCGCCAACTTGAGCAGGCCAGCATCGTCCGTTGGTAACTTGCGCGGGGTCGCTTTGGGCGGCTCAATCTCATCCGTCCACCGCTCCTGATTGAGATAGGTCGCAGGGTTCGGGATGTACTTGCCCCCGTCATCCAGCCACCCGCGATGCCCCACCTTGCGCCGCTGAACGTCGGCAATGATCTGGTCAGCTTTGGCGTTGTGTTTCTTCCACGCACTCGCTGCTGCTTTCTTCGCCACCTTCTTCGGGTATGCGTTCCAAAAATCATCAAAACGGGAGGGAGGGGAAGCGGCTTTAGCCGCGTCAGGTTTTTTCTTTTGTTTCTTTTCTGTCTTGTTATGTTCTGTACTGTTATGTAGGGGCGTTTTTTTGCTCTCTATTTCTATAAGCCCCTGATTTATAAAGGGCTGAAAATCAGCACTCCGTCGCAACTTAAACAGCACTCGCGCATCACTCGCACTCAGGTCGAACAGCACTCCTACATCATCCTCACCCCACTCGTACTCAACTCCGACAGCACCCGCATGGCAAAGGAGCATCAGCCAGAGGTATCTCTGCTCAATCGTGAGGTTGAAAAAGTCGGGGTCATGGACGAGTCGGGTCGAGATCGCCACCCAGTCGCGGGTAGTTTTCTTACCCTTCATCTTGTGTTGATGTTTGCCCCATTTAGGGATGCGAATGGTTAATTTTTCTTTAGGGTCTATACCCATGCCTACCCCCGCTCCTGTTCGTCCGTTGTAGTCTGTGGATGCAGCCGTTTTGCCCGCATATCCGGCATCGGACGCACGGGGTAAAGGGAGCATTTGGGAGATGTGCAGCCAGCGACTTGCTGCCGCCATGTGCCGCGACCCGAAACAGGGTCAAAAATGCAGTCTTTGCATTGCTGATTGATGGCCTGCCGCAGACTCACTTGAAAATCCTCGCGGGGTAGATGTCTGGATTCAGACGGGAGAGGTCAAGGCCGTGCTTGTCGTGGAGTGTTAGGCAATGTTCGGGCGGCAGATGCTTTAGCTGCCCGATACGCTGACGGGTCAATCCTAAGAGGTCAGCCAAACCGGACTTGTTTAGTCCTGTGGCTTTAAGTGCGTACTCCAAACCCGTCACAATGCGCTTTCCCAACAACTAATCCCTTGATGAGACGTAATGTAAACGCTTTGTTTATAGTTGTAAAGACTTTTTTTTGATTGATGTAAAGATTAGGTTTACAACATCATCTAGATTGAGTATATTATGCACCTATGGACATCACCAAAAAGCAGATTGGTCGCTTTGCCGAGGAATATATTGACAACTGGCAGAAGCAGGCCACACCGAAGCGCACGATTGCTCAGTTTATGGAGGTGTCAGGAATGTCGCGCCCGCAGATCGCGGCGATAAAGCGCGGCGAAGGAATCAACAGCACTCCAGGCAGACGCTTTTGTGCGTTCTTCAATGTGTCAGAGATGGAGCTTGCAACAGCAGGCCAATGTAACAAGCTGACCGACTCAGAGATTGAGCAGATGACTCTGATTATGAATGCTCTGGACGCTTACGCAGAACACGTTGAGCCGCTGACGATAAAAGAGCGGGAGCGTATGATGGGCGTCGCCCTTCGCTCTGAGAATATTACCGCCGAAGGTCTTGCCCGTTTGTTTGGGCTGTCACCTGACACGCTTTAAAGGCTTCAACTAGGTTCACCTTTGCGCTGTCTCTCCCGTTAAGCGCGCCAACCAGCAACTCTTTAACCTCCGCAATCTCTGCGCGCATCTCTTCGCGCTCAAAGTGTGCAGCCCACATCTGACTGCCCGCGACCATCGGCACAACAAATGCCCGGAAAATCTCCCAAACGCTAATCATGCAGACCGCACCGACTGCGCGCACTGCAAAACGCATTTCCATGCGCCGAGACTGCCTAAGCATTGCCGCCGCGATCTCATCCACTGAATTATTCTTATTCATATACCCCCAATCTGCTGTCATTTAGCGGCTGGAACGCCGCAGAATGGCTAGTATCGCGCATTTTTTACCTTTTTTTGGTAATTTTTTGTTGCCATTTGTAAATAGATTGTTTATATTTGCTCTCAAGGTAACAGGAGAGAGCAGTGCGAACAGACGAGGATATACAGGACTGGCTGACCGGCGCAGATAACGAATCTGTGACCCGCATCATGCAGTCATTCGGCGCAGACATCCTGCGCGACATCCTCATATCTATCTCCGTGGGTTCAGAACCCGACGACTATCTTGAGCGGCTTATTACTGAGCGCGCTGGTGAGTATATGCCGGAAGAAGAAACACCCGGCAGCTACAACGTCACCGCCGAACTCGTTGCCGACGATCACCGTGAACGTATGAGGGCGATTAAATGATGAAGGCGTACAAAGCATTCAACAAGGATATGAAGTGCAGAGACTTCCAGTATGAGGTCGGCGCGACTTACGAACATGATGGCGAAGTTATCCCTTGCGAGTCCGGCTTTCACGCTTGCGAGAACCCGCTGGACTGCTGGCAATACTACGACCTGACAGAAAGCCGCTTTGCAGAGGTCACGTTAAACGGTGAAACGTCTGAGCATGAAGGTGATACGAAAATAGCCGCAGCGAAGATCACCATTGAGGCCGAGTTGACCCTGCCGGAATTTATCAAGCGTGGCGTTAAGTGGGTTATTGATGCCACGAAGGACAAAGACGACTCTGGATACTCCGCACAAATCGGTAGCTCTGGAGACTCCGCACAAATCGGCAGCTCTGGAGACTCCGCACGAATCGGTAGCTCTGGAGACTCCGCACAAATCGGCAGCTCTGGACACTACGCACAAATCGGTAGCTCTGGACGCTACGCACAAATCGGCAGCTCTGGAGACTACGCACGAATCGGTAGCTCTGGAGACTCCGCACAAATCGGTAGCTCTGGAGACTCCGCACAAATCGGTAGCTCTGGATACTCCGCACAAATCGGCAGCTCTGGAGACTCCGCACGAATCGGTAGCTCTGGAGACTACGCACGAATCGGTAGCTCTGGACGCTACGCACGAATCGGCAGCTCTGGAGACTACGCACAAATCGGTAGCTCTGGATACTCCGCACGAATCGGTAGCTCTGGAGACTCCGCACAAATCGGCAGCTCTGGACACTACGCACAAATCAACTCTGAGGGCGAAAATGCTGTTATTGCATCAGCCGGATTCAATGCCCGTGTAAAGGCATCAGATGGTGCGTGGGTTTCCGTTGCGGAGTTTAACGACGATTTCAAGTGCATCGGCTTCGCTACAGGCTGCATCGGTAAAGATGGCCTCAAGCCTAATATATGGTACATCGCCAAAGACGGGAAGCTGGTGGAGGACGTATGAACACACAAGATTTTCTAGCAGGTGTCGGCTTTCTAGCGTGTTTCTTTCTGCTTGCACTCCTAATGTTGACCGCACTCCCTGACGGTCATGCAGAGGTCACGCTAGTTATGCCGACAGAGGTGAAGCAATGAACACGGACGCACGACAGATCATGCTGCGCCAGATTCGCAAGATGGAGCGCGACGGTAAATCAGAACAGCAGATTGAATCCTATCGGCGCGGGTTTGTTCGCACCGATGCGATTCTGTCAGACGAACTCCGCAGCAAGAACATTCTGCGCGGGCTAGGAGCAATGAAGGAGGCTATGAAGTGAAAACGCACTGGAAGAAAACGTTTAACAAGGATTATCTCGGCTCGCACGATCTGGACAACGGTGAGGGCAGCTATTCGGACATCACTGTGACGATTGACCGGGTAGAGATGAAAACTATTAACGACCCAAACGGAAACAAAGAAGCCGTGCGCATCGCCTACTTCCGCGAAAAGGTCAAGCCAATGATTCTGAACGTAGGGGCTTGCGAGACTATAGAGACCTTCGCTGGCAGTCGCTATATAGAGGATTGGTCAGGTCAGGCTATATCCGTATTCGTAGACACGAACGCGAAGCTCTTTGGTGGTCAGCGGGGCGCAGCGTGTCGCATCAGGACAGTAGCACCCCGCACTGAGTTCCCCGACCTGACTAAAGACCACGAGCGATACCCCGAGCTGGTCGCAGCATATAAGGACAAGGGTGCAGATGCCCTCGCCGGAGCGCGTCGGAAGTACACCATATCTGCCGAGACTGAGGCGCAGATTATTGAAGCCGCCAGCGAAGCAGAAGCATGAAGCGGGAGCAGCACAAGATTCTGCATCAGGGCGCATTGCACCCGAAGCGACTGGGACGGTTCACAGCGTCCACTGTCGGCAAGCTGTTCTCTAAGTCGTCATCACTCGGTTACAAGGAGGTTATTGCAAATGTGGCCTTTGAAAGAATCACAGGCAAGAAACCAGAAGGAGGCTTTGAAGGTAGCTACTGGATGCAGCGGGGGCATGAGCTTGAAGCCCCTGCTGTTGAACAGTACGAGATAGACACCTTTAGCACCGTTCATCCTGGTGACTTCTGGACTTGCGGCGAATGGTATGGGGCAAGCCCTGACGGACTGATTAACCCTGACGGAGTGTTTGAGGGTAAAGCCCCCAAGCACACGACGCACATGGAGTACCTGAGAGCAGGGAAGCTCCCCTCTACCTACAAGTGGCAGCCCGTTATGCAGATGTTTGTGACTGACCGGAACTGGGTGGACTTTCAGAGCTATCACCCTGACTTGCAGCCGTTTCGCATCAGGGTGCATCGGTGCGAGAAAGCCGAAGCAGAACTGACTAACCAACTATCGCTTGCAGTTGAGCAGGCACAACAAATCATCAATGACATAAAGGAAGCAGCATAATGCCTAACTTTGCAAACACGACCATAATCGGTCATCTTGGAAAAGACCCGGAACTTCGCTACACACCAAAGGAAGTCGCTGTATGCAACTTCTCCATTGCAGTCACAACCGGCTACGGTGATCGCGAATGCACTACTTGGTGGCGCGTCACGTTATTCGGCAAGCAGGCCGAATCTGCCGCGAAGCATCTGCACAAGGGTGCGGCTGTTGTTGTCAACGGTGAGCCGCAGAACCGCCCCTATGAGAAGGACGGGCAGCAGCGGTTCTCGCTTGAGATAAACGCAAATAACTGGTCATTCGCGGGCAGCAAGCCCGAAGCCGGTGTGAGCAAACCTGCCAGCACCGATGGGTTTGAAGATCAGGACATTCCGTTTTGAACACCCTACTCATAGAGCGCACCTTTCACGGTGTACCGATACAGGCCATTGCACGTTATGCGGCAAGTGCTGTTCATTCCATCACGGTCAGTTACCCGGCAGAGCGCAAGGTGTGGCGGGATGGTGAGTGCCGAGCCTTTATGCGTCGGCAAGCTGCTGACGAGTTAATTGTCAGCTATTGCAAGAGCGACGAATGACCCCCGCGGATCGCCCCGCCGAAGTCCTGATGTGGATAGGCATAGCCGCAGCGTTGTGGCTCTGCCTGTTCTCCGGGATGCACTGGCCTAAAGCGAGGGAAGGCGGTAACGGCTGCCTGGACAATCCGAAGGGTCACTGTATTTATTACGTGGAGATAGACGATGAGCGATGAACTGGCACAGATACGGGCTGACGCACCCTGCGGCTGCATTGAGGAAATTGGTGGACACCTATGTGTCAGATGCGACTGCGGCAAGCCAGAAGATGCTGCCCGCGCCCAGTCATACCTTGACGGAATAAAGCAGAAGCATACAGAGAGACTGCTTGATCATGCGGAGCGTGAGATAGACGCACTACAGGCACAGCGGGATGCGCTGCGGGATGCTATCGAGCAGATTGGTAATGCCCCTCGCGACACTGGGCTTCAGTGGTTTCAAATACTTCAACGGGAAGGCATTGACTATCCGACAGCCATAGGAGGCGACGATGAGCAAAGCAAGTGAAAAAGCAGCACATGAACTGCGCATAAAGATTGCTCAGTGTGAGGAATCAGTCAGATATAACGATGTTAAGTCTACTGAGTATGCAGAAACCCGCGACTTCAATAAGCAAATGCTTATCGGCTATCGGGAAGCCCTCGCCAAAGTAGAGGGGTGTGAGTGATGGGAATGTTTGACTACATCAAACACGAATGCGTCTGCCCTAACTGCCATCAGAAGGTGACGGGGTTTCAATCTAAAGATGCAGCCTGTGAGCTAGACGCGCTGAAGCCCACCGACGTAAGAAACTTCTATACAGATTGCCATTGCGGAACGTGGATTGAGTTTGCCGCAATGCCGACTACTAACTACGAAATGACAGCCACTAAAGATGACAAAGTAATTGCCAAAAAAAAGGTATCACTATGACCACCAACAGAGAACAGGTGGCGCGGTGGTTGGGGTGGAAACGTAAGAGCGAAGTTTGTGGATATTGGGTGAATAGGAACGGCTCAGAAGTCTCAATCAAGTTTGCAGACGACGCTCTATTCCTCGCCGCAATAAAAGACAAGCTGCATCGGATTTGCGCATGGTTCACCACCACGCATCATGGCGACACAAGACTGTATCGTTTTTATGTATCGAAGCAGTTTGACAGTAACGAATACGAAAGCGAATGGGAAGAAACAGAACTAGAAGCCGCTATGAACGCTGTACTGGCTATGGAGGGGAAGGGATGAAACTTGAAGAGATTGAGGCGCGTATTCGTAACCTGCAAGCCGAACTGGATAAGCTGAAATGAAGCACATAAAAGCACAAGAACCTGTGTATGTTTGCCTTGAATTAGATTGGGCAAATATATGTCGCATTGTTCTGAGTAAGGCATTAGGCAAACCGATCTACTACACAGTAGAAAAGGATTGCGATTTGAGAGTGTCTGACAGAACGATGCAAGAACTTATGTTCGCGCCAGACAAATGAAAGAGGCTCTGTGGGCTTTCGCAGGGGCTATCGCGCTGGCTACAGCAGCAAGCTACCTAGACGGAGATGGCACAGACTGCCGCGAGTACGCAAAGAAGCAATTCGGCGTTAAGTGGAAACATCGCAAGGCCGCAGACCTGTTCTTTGCAGATCACGAAACGCTGCTGAGTTATCCAGGTTACGCCGAAACGTATAAAAACTGCTTGAGGGAATTAACCTAAATGCACCAGCTTGATGATAATGAATTAAAGGCACTGACCGGATATGCCCACAGGCGGCAGCAGATACGTTCGCTGGCTGAAATGGGTGTGAAGTTCCGGGTCAGGCCGAAAGATGGAAAGCCGGTAGTCTTTGCTGCCGACTTGGTGGAGCGATACGCAGCGAACCGCGAGGGGTTTGAGGTATAGTCCAATGATGGGCAGGAAGCGGCAGAAGGATAGACACTTACCGGAGCGGGTTTACCGCCACGGAAAGAAGTATCGCTATCACCACAGAGACGGATCAAAAGTCAGCTTTGAAAACCTCACCGAAGCAGTCCTGTATGCAGCGAACCTGCACGAAGGCGGCAGCATCCGCACAATCAGGCAACTGTTAGCCAAGTATGAAACAGAAGTATTACCGACCAACAGCAGCGAATGGGCAAAAACTCAACGCCGATGGGTCAGCAGAATCCGCAAGCACTTAGGACATATCCCGGTGAACGAGTTAACGACTCAGCACGGGTATCAACTTCTAGAGCATTACAAGTCAACCCCGACTCAGGCCAATCACATGATTACCCTGCTCTCTCATGCCTTGAAGAAGGGCATCAGATGGGGTGCGGTCAATCACAACCCGCTCACGGGCATCGAAAAATTCAGACTGAAACCCTCGCGCCGGTATATAACAGACGAGGATTTTTGGGCTGTTCATGCCGAAGCGTCGCCAATGGTGCAGATAGCTATGGAGCTGGCATACCTGACCGGACTGCGCCGGGGTGACATTCTCGCACTCACCCGTGACAACCTGACCGATGATGGGATTCTGGTCACACCGTCAAAGACAAAGGACAGCAGCGG